TATCCTACATCAAATGCATCTTATATGGTTGTAGCTGACGTTGCAAGAGGAGATGGTGCCGATTATTCTACATTCCACATTATGGATATTGTAACGGCAACGCAAGTTGGTGAATACAAAGGCAAGATAGATACAAAAGATTTTGGAAATTTGTTAGTAGCAATATCAACTGAATATAATGATGCTTTATTAGTAATTGAAAACGCAAACATTGGTTGGGCAACAATACAACAGGTAATAGATAGGGGGTATCGTAACCTATTCTATATGAGTAAAGATTTGAAATATGTAGATGTTGAAAATCAATTAAACAATAGATACAGAGCAGAAGATAGAGGATTAGTTGCTGGTTTTTCAACAACATCAAAGACAAGACCTTTAATCATATCAAAGTTGGATGATTATTTTAGAGAAAAGACGGTTATAGTACGTTCTTCTCGATTGATTGATGAATTGTTCACATTTATATATTCAAGTGGTAGAGCGGAAGCTATGAAGGGTTATAACGATGACTTGGTGATGGCATTCTCTATTGGATTATGGGTAAGAGATACTGCGTTAAGATTAAGACAAGAAGGTATTGATTTAACAAAAATGGCAGTAGCTGGAATTACTGCAAATACATACGAAGGTGTGTATTCACCATCTAATATGGATGAGAATCCTTGGAAGATGAGAGTAGGTGAAGGGTTCGAAGATTTAACCCAATGGTTATAGTGTTTTAATATTTTTACATATTTATTGTATATATCAAAATACTATTTACTATGATTAAGTTAAAATCTTTACTAAACGAAGATGAGTATATAGACCAAGCATATGCTATGGGTGATACTCCGCAAGATAATCCAATTGATGATTATGATGAATTGGATGTTGAGCAAGAAGATATGGATGACTTTATTGCATACTTACAACAATACTCAAACGAATTGAATGAGACAAATTGTAATTGTGTGTTTGAAGCAGAATATCAGGGAAGAGAAGTAAAGTTAGGGAAACCGATGCAAGGCGATGTAAAGAAATTTAAGGTCTACGTCAAAAACCCAAAAACAGGTAAGGTGATTAAAGTGAATTTTGGACAGAAGGGAATGGTTATTAAAAAAGACAATCCAGCAAGACGAAAATCATTTAGAGCAAGAATGAATTGTGATAATCCCGGTCCAAGAACAAAGGCAAACTATTGGAGTTGTCGAAAATGGTAAAATAGAAAATTATGGCAGAATTAAATGATGATAGAAGTTTTTTTGGTAGACTAAAGAAATTGTTTGCAACACAAGCCGTTGTCCGAATTGATAAAGATGGGAAACGTAAAGTTGTTGATACAGATGATAGACAGTACAATACAAACTTTATTAATTTAAGAGATAGATATACAAAGTTACAAAAATCATTCTACGAACAACAAGGTGGTGCTCAATCAATGGCATATTCGCAAGTTCGTAGAGAATTATTCAGAGATTATGATGCAATGGATAATGACCCGATACTTTCATCGGCATTAGACATTTATGCGGATGAATCAACTACAAAAGATGAATATGGTGAGGTATTAACAATCAAATCATCTAATGAAAATGTAAAAGAAGCATTACACAACTTATTCTACGATATAATGAACGTAGAGTTTAACTTGTGGCCTTGGGTTCGTAATATGGTTAAGTATGGTGATTTCTTTTTGGCATTGGAAATTGGTGAGAATCAAGGAATTGTAAATGTAAAACCATATTCTGTCTACAATACTGAGCGATTAGAAAATACTGACCCATCAAATCCTAACTATGTTAAGTTTAAAGTAGAGTTGGATGAGATTGGAAAGAAGGAATATGAGAACTATGAAATGGCTCATTTTCGTTTACTTTCAGATACAAACTTCCTACCATATGGTAAATCAATGATTGAGGGAGCAAGAAGAATTTGGAAACAATTAACTCTTATGGAAGATGCGATGTTAATCCATCGTATTATGAGAGCTCCTGAAAAGAGAGTATTCAAAATTGATATTGGTAACATTCCACCGCAAGAGGTTGATAACTATATGCAAAAAATTATCAACAAAATGAAGAAAACTCCATTCGTTGATAGAAATACAGGAGATTACAACTTAAAATACAATATCCAAAACCTTACGGAAGATTTCTTTTTACCTGTTAGAGGTGGAGATAGTGGTACATCAATTGAAAATATTAGTGGTTTAGAATATACTGCAACGGAAGATATTGATTACTTAAAAAACAAATTATTTGCTGCATTGAGAGTACCAAAGGCTTACTTATCTTATGATGAGAACGTAAATGGTAAAGCAACTCTTGCGGCAGAAGATGTTAGATTCGCAAGAACTGTTGAAAGAATTCAAAGAACAGTAGTAAGTGAATTAACTAAAATAGCAATCGTTCACTTAGCAGCTCAAGGTATTGATGATGCTGAAATGGTAAACTTTGAATTAACTCTTACAAACTCATCTACAATCTATGAGCAAGAGAAAGTAAATCTTTGGAGTGAGAAGGTGAGATTAGGAACTGATATTAAAAATATGAATATGTTATCTACCGATTGGGTATATCATAATGTATTTAATATGAGCGAAGATGAAATAAATACGGAGAGAGCTAAAGTAATATTAGATATCAAAGATAGATTTAGACATAACTCAATTGAACAGCAAGGTGAAGACCCAGCAAATCCACCAAAACAACAAAATGTGGAGCAAGAGATAGAGGAGTTGAAATTGGGTATGAGTCAAGACAAAGGTGGTAGACCAAGAGAAGGTAACACATATGGTAAAGATAAACACCCATATGGTAGAGACCCATTGGGTGATAAAGAAAATCACGGAGAAAGAAAAAGAGAAAATAGAAACATATCAACTGCAAAATTAGCAAAAGAATATATAAATGGAATATCAGCTAAAAGAAAGGTTTTGATTGAGAAATCTGGTATGTTAGATGAAAAAAATTTATTAGATGACACAAAAATTTAACAAATAAAAAAAGGTTTATATTTATATGTGTTACTATACGGTCGTAAGTTAAATATAGGGTAAATAAATGAAAAAAATAAAGCACAGTAAATTCAAAAATACTGGAGTGTTATTTGAATTATTAGTAAGACAAATAACATTAGAGGTATTGAATGGAGATAAAACGGAAAATGCTAAGAAGATAGTTAAGGAGTTTTTTGCTCCCGGAACGGAACTTAATAAAGAGTTACGTTTGTATGAACTACTTTTAAAAGAAAAATATAATACGGAGAGTAGAGCAGAGAAATTTGTAGATACTGTATCCCAAGCTCACTCAAAATTAAATGAGGGAAAACTAGCTAAAGAAAAATATGGTTTAATTAAAGAAATTGGTGCTAAATTCGAAATAGAGCAATTCTTATCATCGCCAATTACCAACTACAAAGTATTAGCTTCAATTTATAAAGTATTTGAATCTAAAAAATCGGAAAACTACGATATTAAAGATATATTCAATTCGAAGATTACCCTAATTGAAAACATCATAGCAAGACCTGCTAAAGTAGAAGCAGTTAAAAATGTTGAATCGATTAAGTTAATGGAAACTTATTCTCAACAAGAAAAAGATTTACGTTTATTGACTTATAAGATATTGGTTGAAACTTTCAATAAAAAATATACTAATTTAGATACAAAACAAAAAGGCTTGTTGAAAGAGTATATTAACAATATGAGTAACACAACTAAATTCAAAGATTATGTTGTTACCGAAGTTCCTAAAATCGCAAAAGAACTTAGATTAATTGAAACTAAAGTTTGTGATAAAGTAACTAAAATCAAATTATTAGAAACAATTTCAGTATTAGAAAAAATGAAGATTGGAAAGACTGTTTCCGATTCTCAAGTTTCATCTATTATGCTTTCTTATGAATTAGTTAAAGAATTAAAGAACAAAGTAAATGGAAAATAAATTAAGAGAAATAATCAGAACATTAGTCAAAGAGATTCAATCCGAAGATGAATTGGAGGAAATGACTGGAACTGGTGCAGTTGCTGGTTACAACACTCCTGCTGCATTTTCTAAACCCGGTCAAACTGGAAAGAAAAACAATAGATTAGCTAAAGTTACTGGTGGGACTGTTGTAGATGATTTAGAGGAAGGTAAATTAAAAGAAGATATTGGTGTATTGGATTTAGACCCACATAAATTAAAACCAACAGCAACTCCATCAAAAAAAGAAAATGATAAAGATGAAACTATGGCAGATGTATCTTCTATGGAATTGGTTGAAAATCGTTGGTTAGAATTAAAAAGAGAAGATGCTTCTCCACAAAAGAAAATAGCTGTGGGATTGAGAAGTGTAAAATCTCAATTATCTGAAATTGAAAAGTTTGTTAATTGGTATTCAAGATTAAAAACTGAAAACAATTTGGACAGAACAGGTTACTACAAAAGAACATATAGTAACTTAAATACTATCAAAGAAAGATTAAATAAAATAGCGGAGAAAATCCACTCAATGTAATATGGCAGGTATAACAAAACAAAAACTAAAAGAATTAGTTAAGGAAGTAATGGTAGAAGAAACTGAATATCAGGCATTCTTCCAAAAGGCATTAGATAAAGCTGGTAAATCTATTCCATCTATGAGTGATGATGAAAAGAAAGCATTCTTTGATAAAATTGATGCAGCATGGAATGGTAAAGGTGAAAAATCCGAATCCGTAAAATAATAACAAAATGAAGAATCTTTTAATAGAAACCAAATTATTCGAAGGAAAGGTGCAAGAGGATGCTGGTGGTAGAACTATCGTTAAAGGTGTTCTTCAAAGAGCTGGTGCGGAGAATCAAAATGGTAGAGTATATCCAAAACCTACATTGATGAGAGAAGCTCAAAAGTATGAGCAACTTATCAAAGAACGTAGAGCATTAGGTGAATTGGACCACCCTGATTCAACTGTAATCAACTTAAAGAACGTATCACACAATGTTAGAGAAATCCATTGGGAGGGCGATGATTTATGTGGTACGGTTGAAATCCTTGCAACTCCATCTGGTAATATCCTTAAAGAATTACTTAAAGCTGGTATCCTATTAGGTATATCATCAAGAGGTATGGGTTCTACAAAACAAATGGAAGGAAATAAAGTAGAAGTTCAGGAAGATTTTGAATTAATCGGTTGGGATTTTGTTTCTAATCCATCTACACATGGTGCATTTATGGTACCTGTAAACGAATCGGTAACAAAACAAATTGGAACTGATGTTTGCGGAGATTATTGCAAAGCACAAGATTTAATGAGAGAAATTATAACTGAAATATCATAATGAGCAAGCCATTTGACATATACGATTATGTACACAATAATAAGATTAGCTTAAAAGTAGAAGCTAATAGAAAAGCAACTAATGTAACTAAGGGGTACAATGACATTCGTAAAACTAATTTAAACGAAGTAAAGATTGTAAACGGAAAGTTTAGCATTAAAGAAAGTTTAAACGGAGATAAAAGACCTTTAAGTAATGAGGTTAAGAAACACTTTTTAGAAATCATCTCTACATACAACACATTCCAAGAGCAAATGCAAAGAGCATCCGATTTAACGGAGGTTGCAAATACTTTAGGTGGAATTGTTGAAGCAGCAAAAGAATTAACTTTAAGAGAAACTGCAGATTGGTTTGATGGTGTAACTGTTAAACGTAATATGAGTGAATTGGATAAGATGGATAAAAGTTTCCAAAAGTTCGCAGTAGAAGCAAGAGCAATGGATGAAAGATTACATTCATTATACGAAGATATGGGACATATTCTATCTCGTTACTATGAGATTGCAGATATTCAGCCTGATGTTATGAGAGAAAGATTGGGTTTAAGAAAAAAATAATATGATTCGTTTAACTGAAATGTTTAACTTTGCTGATAGTTCTACTTATGGTAAACTAAAACCACAATTAGGACAGGTAATGTCTAACCCTTATGCAAGAGCATTCGCTCCGCAAGTTAAAGAGGGTGAAGACCACGAAGTATCAATGGCAAATAACACTTTGGATGCAATTATAAAGAACGCAACTGAATTAAAATCTAAAATCGGTGGAAACGAAAAGAACATACCTGCGTGGATTCAAGACCACATTACAAATGCAGGAAACTTTATTTCACAAGCTGCTGAAAACTATCACGAATACGGAAAGAACGAATCAAAGCAACAAATCAAAGAAGCAACTGCAAAGTTTGATTTTGTTCAAGCGAATGGTGTTCAATTCTATGTATCATCTCCAAATAACAATATAGTTTTATTACCACAATCAAGAAAAGAAATTGAAAAGATTGATACCATAAAACAAAAATTGGGTGATGGTGCAGACGAAGATTTTTTATCATTATTACAAATCCGTTTAGAAAAGAAATTAGGAGTTTCAGTAATACCAAACAAAAGATACGCTGGAGCCGGTTATGCATTTGATATTGATACTGAAAAATTATTTAATAAATTATAAAATGATTAAATTAAATCAACTACTTAAAGAGGAAACGTTTACCGCAACTAATAAATCAACTGGTAAAACTTCTGTATTCAAATCTAAAGATAGTAGAGATGCTGCAATCAAAGCAGGTACACATGATACTATAAAAGATAAAGAACAACCATCGGCACCAAAAGCAGCTGGTAGTGATATGTTTGGTGGAGATTATACAAAAAATAGAGGTGGTGAAGCTCCTAAATCTGATGCTGGTAAAGAAGAAACTCCAAAGTATGATTTAGGTGTAGACTCAGTTGTATATAACAAAAGAACAAAGACAGTTGGTATTG